ATAAAATTTACGATTGTTCTTCCCAAAAAGAAATGGCGAAACCAACCGTTACTGTTACCAATATACTTTCACCAAATGCAAATAAGAAAACCAAAGCAGAACTTACCGAAGAAGCGAAACTACGTAAACAAAAACAAAGGAAAAATGCACGCGATCGGTATGGTAATGAAGAATATAATAAAATACGTGCTGCAGAAATAGCGATGTACCGAACCTCGAAAAAATAATTTAATTTTGTTTTTTTAAAATCAAATTAGTTAATTAAAATAAATTTATAAGCGACGAATATAGTAAAATATAATAAAACTGGCACCAAATATTGGTCACAGTTCGCTTAACTTGAGTAAGCCACACCGCACATGCCGGCCATCACTCTCAACACGTTGTAAGAGTAGGCATAGACACGAACCTTGGCGGTGGAAGTTCCGGAAACAGTTCCAGAGGACAGCACCAACTGGAGAGTGGCGTTATCGATTCTGGAGAAGTTGCAGGAACCGGATGGCTGATGTTCCTCAGGCCTGAGTGCGAAGGAATAAACGTTGATGCCGGTGTCGGGAGCACGGGTGTGGTGCTGGAAGGGCTGAACAACGTCGAAGTAGGATCCCTCTCTCTCGGAGATGCGGTCCTGGCCGTTGAGCTGCAACTTGGCAGTGACAACGGGGTTCTCGCCCCAGCAGTGGAGGTTGAGGGCAGTCTCGGCCAAGACGAAGGTGCCGGCATCGGACAACATGGAGCCGGAAGGGACAGAGGCGTCTTGGTTGAAGACACCAGACGCGTGCCAGTCCTGGGTGGTGGTGGCGTTGGTTCCAGAGACGAGGCCATCGAGGGCACCGGGCATCTGGAAGACACCTCCACTAATGAAGGCGTTGGCACCAGCGGTCTCAGCGGGGCCGCCGAAGACGTGGATCGAGGGGGGGAGAGCATCAATGGCATCGGTGTAGTTGAAGGGCTGGGCACCGAGGACCTTGAAGAGGGTACTGTTGCCCTCGAGGGAGGCACAGTAGTCGACGTTGGCATCGGGCTGGACAACCCAGATGAGCTCCTTGCAAGGGTGGTTGAAGTTGATCTTGATCTTGTTTGAGGAAGATCCGACCGACTCGTCACCAGTGTACTGGAGCTGCTCAATGAGGTACTCATGGGGGTTCTGGGCCATCTTTCTTCGCTCGTCAGTATCCAAGAAGATGAAATCAACGTAGATAGAGGCGGCGACGAGGGACTGCTGGTAGGCAGCAGTGACAGCCTGGGAGGCACCACTGCCGATGGCAGTCAAATCCTTAACAGCCCACAAGCACTCACCAATAGGTCTGAAATCGATGTTAATCTTGACCTCGTGATACTGTACATCACATATACCCCACCTTTCGGTGTATTTATCGGCATTTCTGTATTTGATTAACGTGTTACATACAGAAACTTAGCCGGGGAGTAGACTATATCTTAAGCCTTCATCGGAGTTGATTAAACTCCTCAGACCCAATTCCGTTTAGTCGTTGAACCTTCATCATATTCTCATCATTGTGAACGTAGATGCTTGGCTGCGGATTGTCTATTTCTAAGGATTTTTCACTTTCCTTATCATACGTGGCATTTTTACCATACCTGAGTTTCTTTCTCAGCCACATTAAACTTTCGTTCAATGCTTGGTAGCCATCGTCTTTAAGAGTTTCCCGCAATTTGAAATTGTTGCCACATTGCTTAATAAACTAATCGTTTCCGAATAACCCTTATGGGAGGAGGGGTTTTAGGGGAACGTAGTTCTCTTAAGCACATGCGACTAGCATCTGAGGATGACTAAAGAAGTCATTGCGAGCCTCGAACGAATATTCTCCAAAGTAGTTCTCGCATACTTTGGGTCGGATGCTTTTCTGCCCTACAGATTTCAAGGCAACAAGAGGAAGAGCCAAACCGGGGTTTCGGCAAAACCAGAAGAGGAGGGGGATGTACAAGGTGGTCTCAGGAAGGGCCTTTCTGGGGGCACAAACCTGACTGGGGCCACCAACAGCGGCACAAGGACCATTGATCTCAGCGAAGAGAGGATCAGTGATGTATGTGAGCTGAGTGGTGTGGCCAATCATCTTGTAGTAACCAGCCTGCTGCTCAGCAGACAAGGTAAGTTGGTTCCAGATGTGCATCCAGTCACCATATTGGCGGTCAATTCTCTGACCACCGATCTCGACCTCGACCTGAGCGATGAGCTGCTCACCGGGGTAGTCCAACCAACGGGCATAGACAGAGCCGGCAGAGCCCTGGTTAATCTCGGGGAGAGTAACCTGAACGTAGGTACGGTAAGCAAGATCTCCGTTTCTGGAGATGGTGCAAGAAACACGGCGACCAAAATCAGCCTGACCGTTGAAGGTCTGCTCGATGGACTCCATGGCAAAGTTGGTGTGGCGTCTGTAAGACACCTTCCAGAAAGTGATCTCGGGGTTTCCTGTAAGGAAAACGTCTTGGGCGCCGTAGGCGACTAATTGCATCAAAGCTCCTCCCATTTTTTTATATAATCTAAAAACATAATTCTTCCTAAATATAAGCGTATAACACGCGGGTTTCTACATGTTTCGATTTCAAGTGGATTGTATATATTACACGACCTACACTAAACTAGACAACCATTTTCGCAAATGTGTAGGCCCTATGTAGATGGAGTTTCACCATGGTTTGCCCCCCGATTTTATATTTAGGGGGTAATTTATACGGGATGCCGACCATTTGTAAAAAGGACACTTGTCGAAACAATGCCGTTTACGGATACTGTTTTGGGAAACCGTTGTTTTGTTTACACCATCGAGAATCGGATAGTAAAAATGTGAAAAAGATGTGTGTCCAACAACCACAGCAACCATCAACCAACTCATGTTCCCAATGTTCTTGTAAAACCGTTTTACCGAGGTTTAAGGGATTCTGCAAACGATGTTATGTGAAGACGTTTCCGTCTGATCCGCTTTCTCTCCAAACCGTGTACAAATGCAAAGATGACGTCATCCAAAAATTCATTGATTCTAGATTCGATGGGTTTGTGCATGAGCAAGGATCAAGTCAAATCCAAATTGGTGATACTCTCCTTCAAATCGTATATGACGATGAAACACAAGAGAGAAACCAAAACATAGTTATTAAGTTTAATCCCAATAAATATGCGACCCACGGCGGTTCATATGAAAACCCCATGTTATATACTCGATTACCCCATCTGGAAAAGGAGATTGCGAGACAGTTTGAGCGAATCATGAATGGACTCGAAAGAGAAAACTCCGAGATGTTTTTTACAAATGTTTTTCAATGATATCATAAACAACTATATTACGAAATATCGGATTCGTTTTTACTAGTTTGGAAACCATGTCGTGGTCATCCGTTGACTGGATTGTTGTATGAAATAATTCATTCGCTTTCTCGATATTGCTTTCATATAGGGCGAATGCATCAACAAACATGTAAAAGTTGTAGACATAATCTTTGAACTCCTGAATGTTTTCGAATGTATCATGTTTATCAGTCATTCGAATAACAGGAAGTTGATTGATTTCTCCGATAAAATTCGTGTTTTTCGAGAGAGTTTCCCATTGATCATCCGTAACTTGTTCAAATCCATCTGTGTATTTATCCATTTTGTTGTCATCTAAAATACGATTCAAAAGAGAAAACATTGATTTGCGGTCAGAACCGCCCCGATGGGTTTGTGTTTTTCTTTTTGTTACTCGTCTTTTTTTTGCAACACGGGTTCGTTTGAGACGCATGCGTGTTTTTGGGAAACGTGTCATTCTATTTATATATATATAATTAACTATATATAAAATATTTATGAGCGGAATATATACTTAAACACGCTGGTTTTGAATCCATTAAAATTGCTCGATGACGCCACCGTATATGCCCCAAAGTTCTCCACATATACCCACTCCCCAATCGCCAGTTCAGGAAGCATGATCTCGTCCGAAATCAAATCAATCGAATCGCATGTCGGTCCGAAGAGTCGGCTTTTGTGCACCTTGTCGTTTCTCTCGTTGAAAGGCAAGACAGTTGGACTATGGTGATCAAAATAGATGCACCCAAAGGATCCGTAAATCCCGTCGTTCAAATAGTAAATAATCGTTTTCTCTCCGGTTTGCTCGTCGACCAGTTTCTTTTTACCAATCACATTCAACACCAGCGTGTGACTCGACTCGGCGAAATATCTTCCAGGTTCCGCAATAAATTGAATGTTTCCATGATCCGTCGTGAAAAACTCTTCGATACCCAAATTGATCTGTCTCGCAATGTCTTCAAACTTCACATCTCGATCAATTCCCGGAAACCCGCCACCAATATCAATTGTCGTGATCTCGATTCCAATCTGTGTTGCAATATCAACCGCATGTTTGCATTCGCGAATTGCCTCGTAAAAGGTTTCCGCGGATGAACACCCGCTGCCTACGTGGAAACTGAACCCAATCACGTCGAGTTTCAATGTTTTCACGATCGTCAACAGTTCTTCTACTTGACTCAGTTTACATCCAAACTTCTTGTTAAACTTGCATTTGCTTTTGCTGTCGTCGACCGCCAATCTCAGAACCAGTTTCGCATATGGATGGTAGAGTTTGATTTTATAGAGCTCTTCTTCGCAATCAAATGTCATCAAATCCACGTCGTTCGCTCTTGCATAGCGGATTTGCGAAGACATCTTGCAAGGGTTTGCAAAGATAATGCGGGATGGGTCTTTCGTGATTTCGATCACCATCTTCATTTCGTTTTCGCTGGCACAATCGAAATTGCATCCGAGAGACGCGAGTGCGTCCAAAATAACAGGGTTTGGATTGCATTTTACTGCATAGTAAGGATGCACTGTGGGCAAATATTTGAACCAGGTCGTGTATGAATTCATGAGTGCACCTAGATCGATGATGTAAAATGCACGTTCACTTTGATTGTCTTCCAAGAAGTCGTTGATGATGTCGTAGGTGTCTCGGTCACTTCCGTAGAACTTGACATCGTATTTTTGTAAAAGAGAGTTGTCAAGGGTTTTTTTGACGTCGATCGATTCCATTCTAATCCGTATAATGGGTTTTCTCTTTATATACGAAATCTATAAAGAAGAGTTTTCAGCAATGAATTTCTCTAAATAGTCTTCCATAAACACCTCGCGTTTCTCATCGTGGGACTTTTGGAATATATATTTGTCGTCGCGTTTTTTCACTTTCCACCCATTCTCGACGCATTTGAAAATAAACAGCATCTTGTGAAATGTTTTTGCGTCTATATTGGATGTATCGATGTTGGATTTTATCATTTAGTGATTTTAAAATAGAAAATGATTTGATTTTTTTGTTCTAAACTAAAGGAAACCAAGGTATTCCGCTTCGCTTACGCCTTTAAATCCTTCCTCTTAGAATTGAAGGAAGGTATTATTATGGTTTGTAAGTATATATACCGGTATAATATGACTTCTAGTATGACAATTGAAAATATTAAAAAATTTAATAATTACAAGGAATTCACTATGTGTAAAAATTTAATGAAGTTTATGCTGGATTCCAATAAAATAACTTTGTATGATAACAACCCTAGTTTTGATAGTGTGTCAAGTATAGATAGTAAATATGTAAGAGAAGATTTTGTACAAAATTTAAAAAAACTTATTTTACCCAAGATTGAAACGACTGAAAATACAAACATATTTATAAAAAATAACAACCAATTAATGGTTACAGTCAATAATTTATATGGGCCGGTATTATTAATTAACAACTACACTCCATTGTATGTATCGGATTTGTTGCAAGACAAAAGTTATATCCTTCCCGAAAATGGTAATATTAACCAGATATTGAGAGATTTGCGAATTGAATTTATAAATAAAACGCCGGGGCAAGATAAAATACTGTATAAATCAATTGGAATTGCATATGATCATCTTGTTTATAAAATGAAAGAAGACGCAAGCTCATTTGAAGTTGGTCAGCCGAATAAAAGATTATTTAACACAAATAAAGATGGATATGCATATGCCGATATCACCTATTTCCCGGTTGATATATTATGTTTTTGTCAAAAAAAAGAGAACGGTAATAACAAAACATTATTATTGGTGGTTGCTGCAGGTGGGATATTTTATTTTTATCAAATCTTGACATTTTTACAGTACCGAAAACTAAATAATATATATACTAATGATGGTTATTATTATACGCAGTTGGTATCAATACTTAACGAAACATCTTCAATTTTAAAATCATTGTTCGGTGAAAATAATATTAGCAAAACACTTGTCTCAGAGTATAAAAACTTACTTAATCCTGAAATCACAAGCTTGTTTGATGTCAAAGTTGTTAGTACCATTGCGGATATTGATCTATGTGACAACGATCTTAAATCTTTTGATATCGTAGTTAATAATAGAACGGAAGAAGAGGTAAAAAACCTAAGAAGTTTTGTTCAATATTATAAAATTTTTAGTAAAAACAAATGTAAAATGTCAACTGATAAAATTAATAGATTTTTTAGTATATATAATATTACCAATGACATTACTGAGGATTCGGAAAGTACCGATGTAAAACATTTTATAAATATGAAATATCTTGAATCTCCTGAAAACAGTGATGATAATGAATTTTTCAAACTGCTTTTTAATCTAAACTTAAAATATTCTAAATTAAAGATATATATACAAAAAGCAGCGAATCAGAAAACCTCAATTCAAAATGATGGTGATTTTAAAAAATTCATCGTTCGTGTAACTGAGAAAATTAATAATGATAAAAAATACGCGGTTAAAGAAGATGAAAAAACATTATATACAAGTGTCACTGGTAGTTCTATTGATCCGACGATAGTCGCCAATCTTATTATATACAAAATCGATAATGAAAAGGAAACGCTAGTTAAAGAAGACATTTTAAAATTCAAGAATGACAACAGTTATTGGACAAAAATTCAAAAAATTTGGAAAGATAATGGGTTGTATATCGGAGTTGGCATTGCATCACTGGCTGCAATAATTGGAATTGTTTGGTGGAATCGAAAAACACCAAGTAGTGAATCGAGTAGTGAATCAAGCAGTGAATCGAGTAGTAAATCTGAAGATGAGGCGGTAAAACAAAAAAAAAGTAAAAAGTCGAAAAGTAAAAACAAAAAATCCAAAGACAGAAAGTCCAAAGACAGAAAATCATCAAAATTGAAACATCTCTCTACATCCAAGAAGAATAAAAAATCATCAAAGCGTTAATGACTGCGTGATTGTGGATAATATAAAAATCTACGTTTTATATTATTTAGGAATGACAGATCCACTTTTGACCGAAGACACCTCGCGTTATGTTATGTTCCCAATTCAGGACGAAGACATCTGGAAAATGTACAAGAAGCAGGTAGACTGCTTTTGGCGTGCAGAAGAGATCGATTTGTCCAAAGATTTGAGCGATTGGGCAAAACTCAACGACGAAGAGCGATATTTTATCTCGATGGTTCTCGCGTTTTTTGCAGCCAGTGACGGAATTGTCATGGAAAACTTGGCTACCCGATTTATGGCCGATGTCCAACTCTCAGAGGCACGTGCATTTTACGGTTTTCAAATCGCCATTGAGAACATTCACTCGGAGATGTACAGTCTCTTGATCGAAACCTACATCAAAGACAAAAACGAAAAACACCGACTGTTCAATGCAATCAAAACCTGTCCTTCCATTACCAAAAAAGCAGACTGGGCTCGAAAGTGGATCGGATATACTAACGAAGACAAATCGTTCGCCACGCGATTAATCGCATTTGCGTGTGTCGAAGGCATCTTTTTCAGTAGTAGTTTTGCCTCCATTTATTGGATCAAAAAACGCGGACTCATGCCTGGACTGACCCTTTCGAATGAGTTTATCAGCCGCGATGAAGCGTTGCATACCGAGTTTGCAATCCTTCTCTATTCAAAACTGCATGTAAAACTGGCAAAGCCGCAGATCGCCGAGATCATCAAAGAGGCAGTCGAGATCGAAAAGGAGTTCATCACCGAATCGTTGCCGTGCCGCTTGATTGGAATGAACTCGAAACTGATGAGTCAGTATGTGGAGTTTGTAGGAGATCGTCTCTGCGTTCAACTGGGAATCGACAAGCTGTATAACAGTTCAAATCCGCTTGATTTCATGGAGCTGATCAGTTTAGAAAGCAAGTCGAACTTCTTCGAACGCACTGTGAGTGAGTATGCTCTTGCGAATAAAAGTGTTTCAAGTGATGTGTTTGATATGATTTGTGAGTTTTAAGTTAAAGAAGAAGAAAAAAAAAGATGTTTATAACTGCACACGTGTGTTGTTATATGTATTGTATTGTATTATTATTATTACTGAATGGGCTTATCTACATATTGAGACAAATATTGCAATAGCTCGTCAAAACAGGCTTCGTAGTTATTCCACAAAGATCCACCGTATCGAATCGTGACGGTTGGTGTATGAATGGAGACATCATATGTTGCAGGTTCATCTGTCGCATACACTTCAATGATATATTTGAACACTTTGATTCGATGAATCTCTACACCAGTGACGGGATGAAGACTGTGTGACCAGTCTTCAAAACCATCATGGTATGTGGTTTCCCACATAAACGTCTTGATCTTGTCTTTTATGTCGTCCAACGATTGGAAACCGGAAACCGTTGCATCTTCAATGAGTCTCTGGGGGTACATGAAGTTATTTGATTTATGATCTCGATTCTTGTAAAGAAAAAACCTCACAATAATATGTTCATCATTTTGTATAATGGCTCCAACAAAAAAACGAAAAGATACCAAATCAAAAACACAAAAACGCCAAAACAAAAAAGATACGATCCTGTTTTTTGACGACGACTACAACCGAAACATAAAACCATTTAGAGACATGTTTCCAAAGATAAAATCCATATACGTTCCTCCAGACAAACCATACAAACAAGTCTTGAATGACAAACCGGATTTTTATTATCCAATCCTGTTTTCTAAAAAATACAAAGACAATCAATATGCCCAACTGATCGCCAAAGGAATGGACATAAACCATTCGGCCAATCTTTGTAATCAATGTTCACTTCGGACAAGCCAAGGAATCACTATCTCTCAAACGAAGGGAATTATAAAATGGGCAAACGAATCGTCCTCAAAAAAGGAACGATGCGTTTTATTTGATTTGGATAACACATTGTCTATATGTCCGTTGATCATGATACCCAGTTACCCCGCACAATGTCAAGAGGGAAAATTCAATGTTGAAGAAATTGCTCAATATATTTCAGGAACCGCCGAACGATATGATGCTTTATTGTTGATGTTTTTTCATTTACGCAAGAATGGAGTTGCCTGCAAGATATTTACTAACAACAGTTGGGCAGACAAAATGAACAAAACGGGCTTCGAGTTCTTATTGAAAATCATGCAGGCATTTGATCCAAGAATGAAGGAGGAAGATATCATTTACGGACATTATGATAAAGTTGCTACCTTCAAGAATTCAAAAGAATTCATGCGAATGTATAAACTGTCGTCGTGAAACTATGAATTAAAACGGACTGTGATCGGTTTAATAATCACTAAAGATATTTTCGAAAGAGTTTGATGAAATTACGTATCGACACATCTTTCTCTCGTTCATTGCCGATCTCAAGATTGAACTCGGTGATATCGAGGTTGATCAGGTTTGTCTTTTTCATGATTTTATCGAGAATCGGTTTAACCGCGTCAACGCGGACCCCGCGATTTGCAACCGTCCCTGTGCACGGCATTTCAGACGGATCGATCCCATCCACATCGAAAGACAAATGCACCGGGTCTTTACCGACAAACGCACGAATCATATTGAACGCGGCGTCTGGGTCTTTGTTTATATCGGCACTTTTGATAAACTTGATGTTTTTCTCTTTCAACACTTGCTTTTCACCTTCATCGAGATCTCGGATACCCAAATACAAAATGTTGTCAAAGGAGAGAGTTTGCTGCAAAAATGGGAACAATGTAACATCGCGATCAAGTCCGGTCAAAAATGCAAGCGGCATGCCGTGAAAGTTTCCACTCGGCGACGTCTTTCGAGTGTTTATGTCTCCATGTGCGTCGAACCAGATCACCTTGAGGTTGGGTCCGTGTTTTTGCAAAGACGCTGCGACTGTTGCGATGGCCATCGAGTGGTCTCCTCCAATATTGATGGTCGGATATTGCAAAGCTGTTTTCATGTTTGCTCGATAGAGTTTCATCAAGTTATTAGACAACATGGTTTTGACAGCGGATCCTTCGTTTTTCGTTTGCACGACTATTGAGTTTTCTCTCCTTTCTGAGTTTTCAAAGATATATCTGCTTGTTAAATCCACACCGGGTCGTTTTTGTCCAACCAAGCTTGGGAAATAGATGCGAACCATCATTGACATTATTATATATATATGTATACAATTACAAATATATATATTTATTTACACCCTTGAAAATTATGCATAATATACGGGGAAAGCATCGATGTCCATAACAGAACACCCTGCAACATTATCAACTAGATATTTTGAAAAGATTGGGGTTTTCAATTGATCTCTCGGGACAATGTTGTTCACTGTGCGTGCAATCATCTTGTATAACTTGAAATCCAGATATCTCTCTTGTCCACTCGATTTGTAGAGAACACTTTTCCCAAAGTCATCGTTGCACCAACTGTCAACCAGTTTTTGTAGAGGGGTTTTCAAATCTTTGCTTCTACAGACAAAATCGAAGATGGAGCAACCAAGGCGGCACAAATCGAAACTGGGATTCGGATCGATTCTTGGTTTATTGGGATTCATAAACGGTTCGCAATTGTATTGTGTGGAGGCGTCTCCAGAAGGTGCGAAACTATCACTGAAAAACGTTTTACTACCAAACTTGTAGATGGATCTTCCGAAATCGATCAGTTTGAAAATGCGGCCATTTGTGGGTACTTTGTAATAGTGACCATCGATCTTGTAGTATAAACACTCGATGTCTGTTTCTACAAACATGACGTTGTTTGTATGTAGATCATTGTGTGTAAAGTTAAACATCTTTTGATATGTTGACAGCATCATGGTGATTTGCATGAGTGCATCGATGAACTGTTCATCGTTGAGTTGACGCTGCATAATCAGTTTATCAAAGGTTCCGGTGCATTTCTCTTGGAAAATCAGTTGAACAGGGAACTCATTCAGGTAACTGAACATTTGTTCTTCGTCTTCTTCGTCTTCTTCTTCTTCTTCTTCTTCTTCTTCTTCTTCTTCTTCTTCTTCTTCAGATCCAGATCCAGATTCGGTCTCCCATTCGGAACCTTTGCTATCGTCATAACTGCTTTCGCTTTCACTACCACTGTCACTGTCACTATCGCTATCACTGTAGCTACTTTCGCTCTTGTCTTTCTCTTTCGATTCGTACTCGACCTCCAATCCAGGCACTTCCTCTGTGTTCTCAACAAGAGAATCAGGAGACAGGTTTTCAAAATCGAGAACAATCGCATCGTCGGCGTCATCGATGGCCAGTTTGATTTTATTCGAACGAGATCCTTCACCTGAATACTTGTTTATAATCGACGACGCAGCAAGATCGACCGAAAAATATTTGTTCATATTGTTTACGAAATAGGGGCAGTTCATAACAAAATCCAAATCATCAGCGATATTGTACCGAAACCTTCTCTGAACACCCATGAACGACCCGTAATATTCAATTCCGTGAATCCACCCATGTGTCTCCTTCATCATCGAAGTCAGGTACGAAAAGAATCCGTCGACGTAAGATGCATTATTCACGTCCATTAGTTTAGACAAACATGTCTCATTGAACTTGGGAAGGGTTCGAGTAACCTCTGTTTCTAGATTGTACTTGCCCCGTAAAAAATGCAGGGGATCGAGAACCGGTGAGTGTTTCACGAAGATCGGTTTTTCAATCAGCGAATCTGAACCGGATGCAGTGTCGTACACGGTTTTCAAATCACGCACGTGATAGCGATGGTTGAATGCGATCTTGTTATAGTTTTTATCATCCATTTCGAAAAATCGGGTGAATGTGGGGATATAAGACTGCAAATCGCGGATCTCGAAAGGGTTGTAGTCATTGTCTTGCGAAGATTCATGTTTCGCCGATTCTAAATCAAACTTTTTCACTTTCTTGTAGTTAATGCTAAACATTATATTTTATTAGATATCTATTTTAGTAAAATATTGAACTAATCGGTTTAAGTATGTATTTATAATATTCTACTTATTTATAAAAAATGACACTGGAGTTGAAAAAATTCGATATGAGATCTATTACATTTGATCCGAAAGAGAACAAGGGTCCTGTAATTGTCTTGATCGGCCGTCGTGACACGGGTAAAACATTTTTGGTAAAAGACTTGCTATATCATCATCAAGACATTCCCATCGGCACTGTGATGTCCGGGACAGAGGCGGGTAACGGCTTTTACGGCAAACTCGTTCCTAAACTCTTTATCCACGAAGAATACAACAGCATCCTTATCGAAAATGTTCTAAGAAGACAAAAGGCCGTAATGAAGCAATGCCAAACCGAAATGGAAACCTACAAAAAATGTTCGATCGATCCGAGGACGTTTGTGATTCTCGATGATTGTCTTTACGACAGCAGCTGGACCAAAGACAAGTTGATGCGTGCGTTGTTTATGAACGGAAGGCACTGGAAGATCATGTTAATCATCACTATGCAATACCCATTGGGTATTCCGCCAAATCTCCGCACCAATATAGACTACGTTTTTATTTTGCGAGAGAATTATTTATCAAATCGTAAAAAAATATGGGAGAACTATGCGTCGATGTTTCCGACACTGGAATCATTTTGCTCGATTATGGACCAAACCACTGAGAATTACGAGTGCATGGTGATTTCGAACAACTCCAAGTCAAACAAGATCAATGATCAGGTGTTTTGGTATAAAGCGGAGAACAGACCTGACTTCAAACTTGGTGCGAAAGAGTTTTGGGAATTGTCGAAGAATCTAACCGATGATGATGGGGATGAATATGACCCGAATGCGAAGAAGAAAGCGAAAGGACAGAACATCATGGTGAAAAAAACCACTGGGAAATGGTAAGCAAAATCTTGCTTCTATAAGCAAGATTTCTTAAACAATATAAATCCATAAAATCTTGCTTATCCAACTTGATAAGCAATAATAAAAAGAGCGACAATTGTAAAAACAAGATTCTTACAAGCCAGATTACGAGAATTATTGCTTATCAAGTTGGATAAGCAATAATAAAAAGAGCGACAATTGTAAAAACAAGATTCTTACAAGCCAGATTACGAGAATTATTGCTTATCAAGTTGGATAAGCAATAATAAAAAGAGCGACAATTG